CAAATCCTTGTCTACGGTCTTGTTTGGATACACGCCTCTTACTAGATTTTGTCTCATTGGTACTGGCATTTGCACAGTTTTGTGGAAAGGATTGCTTGAAACAAAAGCAGTGGTGTCTGTAAATGGTGCAAATGGCGCTGAACCAGAAGTTACAAGATGTGGCAAACCTCTAAAGCCAACTGGTAACGTATCTGTTTCTATTTCCTCATTAGTCACGCTCGAGGCCATCTCAACTCTTATGTACTTAGAGTTGTTCGGATAGTCGCCCTCTGTTACCAATTTTGCATTGCCTTGAGTTGTATCGAGATTATAAAATGTGTGATAGTCGCCAATAACACGAGCAATGTAATTTTTGTTATTTGGGTCTAGAGAAAGACCCCTAAATGCTTCTAAGACAACACGATTTTTATCGTTGTCGTTAAAGCTTCTAACCAGAAGGTCAAACGTACCATATTGATTGGTACCACTGAGAGGTGGAGAAATATTCTCTATAGATATCTTGAGGTTAGAGTTGGGCCAAGAACCATCATCTAGAGCATGAATTCTAAATAGGTTTTTTGGTGCTCCTCCAAACTTTTGCGAAATAATCCATGGTGATTTTGCTGTCTTGAAACGATCCTCAAAATTCTCAAAATTTGGAGCGGTAGTCGAACCGCTGTTTCTAGCTTGAGAACCAGTAATTAGGAATGCGGCCTTTTCTAGATTATTAGTGACACCACCGGGAGTAAGTACTCCAGCACCAGTTACAACTGCCAAAGCTGGATGGATAACCCAGTCAGTATAGAGATAATAGCCTGCTTTTTCAATTTTTTCAGGATCACGATTTAGCAAATTACCAAAATAATTTGGAGCCTCAACGTCAAATGATGCTGTTATTGTTGAAGGATAGGTTGGGTTAGCTCCGCTAAGACCATTTACCAACAAAACAAATTCTTGTCGCCCGCCACTTAAGTTTACAGAGCCGGTTACTGCGCCTCCAACATTTGGCCAGTTTGCAGAGTTAGATGCAGTAGAAGGGGTAGTGCTTGACGAAAGCGTAAGAAGCACCCCCGAGGCAGCCATTAAAATTCCTCTTATAACAGGCACTCCGGAGTTAGAAAGTCCAGCGTCACTAAATATAGTTGAATTAGCACTCTGACTCATGAATGCCCCTAAGAAAAATGTTCTTCCAAGAGGACCATTGGACGATGCATATAAATTTGGTCCAATATTACCGCCCAAACTAGTCTGTGGTAGCTCACTTCCTACTACGAAACCAGCTCCTTCGACTTTTCCTTTATTGTTGCCATTCTGCGTTCTTCTAAGGCCTTTGCCAACACCAAGAACACGAATATATGTTGCCGCCTGAGCATTTCTAAGCCATTCTGCAACAGCCATTGGGCCGTTAGTAGCTGCATCAGTTGGTGCGCCAAATTTAACAACAAAATCTTGAGTCGTTGCTAGAGTTGTCGGCACAAAAGCAGGGCCCTTTTGAGAGGTACCTATAATTCCTGCTGGAATCCCAGCAGGAGCTATTCCTGTAGGACCTGAAAGATTTATAGTTCTCGCAGAAACACCAGCTGATTTAAATTTGATTTGCGTCATCTAAGACTCCCGCTTATTACTTGTTTTAACTAGTTTCGTATTTTCTTTATGAAGTCGAGAAGGTAACTCCATTACGTGTTATAATGAAGTCTAGTTGAATAAATTCAACAGCTTTCACAGGCAACAAGAAAATTTTGCAATTCATTCTGTTGTTTTCTCTATCAAGTTCTGTGTTGTTGTTTTGATCACATATAACTTTGAACTGTTTTAGACCCTGACGACTTTGCACATTTGCAAGAATTGGAGTTATTTTTGCAACAAATTCGCTGTATAGGTCTGGCGTTAATTGTTCAAAGATTAAGCGATTACCTACCTCTATTACTTGACGCTGCACTTCTATAATCATTCTTTGGACATTGACACTGTCTAGAGCGGTTTGATTGGCGTCAAGCGTTTTTTGAGAAAAAATAACGTATCCTTCGTTAGGGAATTTTACTATTGGATTAATGCGTGCTTGGTATACTCTATTTCTTTCATTTTGCTTTAGTCGAGTCTTTGTCAAACTAACAAAACTTAGAGCACCACGATTGAAACCAGCTGGAGCAAACCATGGATGTGCAACTCTATCGTTATAGGCTATAGCCGCAAACCCAGCCAAGGAAGCTGGTACAGTTATCTTTCTGCCGGTTACTGGATCATCAATAATGACATCTGGGAAATATGTTGCAACAAACGAATTATCCAAAGCACGACCTTCAAACTTGTCTGCCGTCTTTTCGATATCGATATAGGAAGAACTGTTATGGGTTTCACCGTCAAATACACGATCATTATCACTGTTATAGTTTGGTATGTCCATGAGATACATGGCAAGACCATAACTTTTGACTACATCAGCAACATAATCTGTTACTAGTGGTTCACGTTGACCAGGTATTGCTAGAAGGTTTATGTTAGACGTTATTGGATCAGTTATTATGTCAGCAGCTACTCTAAAGCTTGCAACTTGATTGTTATTGAGTCCAACGCCGTTTTGGTTGAAAGTAAATCCTGGTGACGTGAAATTGGCATTGGAATTGCCATATGTTGTTCCTCTTGCCTCGGTAGAGGTGGAACGATCATTGAATGCAGCTGCGTTTGAATCAAGGATATTGACGCCATCAAATCCTCCATTCAAAAAGACAGTAAATTTAGCGAATTCGCTAAACTTATTGAACAATACAGGCTGAGTTCCACTGTGTATGAGACTTGCAAATGTCAATCTTTGTACAGTACCATCAGTTATTTTGTATTCTGTTACGTCAGGAATTCCGTTGCGTATATAACATGCTTCTCTCATGTGCGTATTAACAGAAGCAGTTAACTGCGTAAAAGCAGTGTTACCTAGAGCAACTCTAGCTAGAGTAAACTTGTTATTGCTGAAAGAATCTGTAAATGAAGCCGTAACGACTACATCCAACTTATCAATACCTTGCAGCTTTGTAAAGCTCTCAATAAGACGGTTTGTTGCAACGTTTACATTTGGATTTAAGACATCGCCATTATTTCTCTCAAATTTAACACCCCAAAAGAAACGATTATCTGCAATTTCTGAAGTTCCTGGTGCGCCAATTAAACCGCCGGGTGAAATTGAAACTTGACCTCGAGTAGCCTTAAACCTGAATGGTACAGGTGGAACTATAGCAGCCAAAAGTCGAGGGTCAGTTACACCAACGGCACCCAATCTGACTATACCGCTGAACCCAGTCGTTCCAGTGATATCGCTTAGTAGCGAATTCGTGTTTAGAATTTGTGGACCTCTAAATCCAAAAGGAAGTGCTGTTCCAGGTATGAGCTTTTTTTCTACCTGTTCGTTCATAACAACACGAATGTATTTAGAGCGATTTGGAAATTTGCCAGTTTTGATTAAGCGACGATCAGAAGGATTTTCTACATCGAAATTAAATACTATTTTTGAGTCACCAATTACTTTTGCAATGTAGTTATCGGCTTCTGGATCTAGGCTGACATTAGTGAATTGTTCGATAACTGCTTGATTCAAGTCAGAATCGTAGAAATCTCTTACTACAAGAGTAAAAGTGCCATATGGATATTTTGGATTAACAGAACCCACAATGTTAGTGATGGAAATTTTAATTTTGGTATTTGAATATTCTCCATCGTCGATTGCTTCGATCTGAAATAGATCGTACTCGGTGCTGCCGTAGGGCTGTGAAATAAACCAAGGTGTCTTTGGCGTTTTGTATCGAGTATCAAAACGACCAAATGCCTCTCTTAGATTTAACGTCGTATTTCCGGAGGTGGTAGAAGTATTGTTTGTACCCGAACATATTACGACCATATCAGTGTCTGTAGACACTGAGGCAAGTTGAGAATCTACTGCAAAATCTGCATACAAAAAGTGTCTTTCGGTTTCAAACTTTGTTGGATCTGTGTTTAACAGCTTACCAAAGTAAAGATCAGAATCTGGATCGAAAGATGCAGAATATATTCTGAGACCACTGTACCCATCGGAGGTGCCAAATGTTGCACCTTGAGAAGAGGAGATAACTAGCTTAAAGTGCTTGCTAGTTGCATGCACTGTTGCCGTGTCGTCGGCTGTCGGCGACCAGTTATCGTTATGTGATAATACCATGATTCTAGTATCATGGGCGGTAAATATTTCACCCCTTACTAGGTACACTTCGTCAGAGGAACCGCTGCGAAGAAAAGAAGAGTTGTTTGTAAACATCGGGTTACCATAAGCTTCATTGCTAGTCAGCACGTGCTTGGCAACCAAAAATTGCACAGCTCCTTTGTGTCGAGTATCACCTGGCGCTACAATAGTTCCGCTTACTTTGAATCCAGCATTCTTTACAATTCCTTGCGTTCGTGTAGCCTCAAAGTCATTTGAAGTTTGATTTACGCCGGCTCCTAAGACTCTTACGAATGTAACAGCGTTCCTGTCTTGCAAAAATTTCTCTACGGCATATGGAGCCGTCAGCTGCGGCGAAACGCCACCAAATTTCGTTTGAAAATCGCTAAAAGAACCCAATGTGCTCGGTACAAAAGCAGGGCCTTTAAGGGAGGCTCCTATAACACCACCAGGTATACCAACAGGAGAAGTTACACGAGCCGTAAGGTCGATTTCTCGATCATAGAATCCTGGGAATTTGAAAATTTGATCTGCCATTTTTTATTAATCCTTTTTCGGCAATGCTCTTCTTATCATATGCTAATTAGCACCATACGCATGCGTTATCCGCTCGATTTACTTTTTATTTGCTCCTAGCAAATATTGTTCTAGAGTGCCAAAATCAGAAGCAGTATACACAGTTTCCCCCTTCTTCTGGTTAGATTCTAGGATAGATACGTACTTCACTCTTCTTTTTCCAGTAATTGCATCAATAACAGTTTTTTTGGCAACAAATTTTTTGGTAGTAGTTTTTGTTTGAGACTTCTTAGGGTCCGATTCTATGTCGCTAAGTACAAAAGATTGAGGTTGACCTAAGTTAACTGGGGGATTAGCTAAGTGTGCAGCCGGCTGAACTTCATCTGCTACAGCAGAAACATCAAAAACAATGCTTGGGCAAGACAGCCACCTTCTGACAGGCACCGAATTAGTTCCATGTTGTGGTACTAGCAAATATCCTCTTACTCCGACTGAAAAAGTATATCGTATTACTCTTTCGTCATCTCCAAATTCATCAAAATTTTCACCGTTTGCAAAAGCATCTTCAACATTGGCAATAAACCAATAGCCTTTGTCAGTTGTAAGCTTAAAACCTCTAGACTGAGGCAAGAATGAAGACATTAGTGTCTCTAACATATAGATCATATGCTGTGTATACGCAGTCCAAAAAATAACCTCATATTTAGCTGTAAAAAACTGAGGTTGCGGTATTGAAATTATTTCGTATATGTTATCAGAATCTAATGTCAAACCACCATCCAGGAGGCCTCCCTCGACTATTTCTTGTGCAGCTTTATACTCGCCGGTTAAACGTCTTGTTTCAGGAATTCCGCTTAGTACACCCTGCATGTACTGCAAACCAGATTTGTTTAGCAGGTTTTGAAGGTCTCGATCTTCTCCAGCAAGCTTTCGTTTAATGGTCAAATACCCAGTAAACTGATTTATACCACGACCATTGATGTCATCCGTGGATTGTTCTATAGAAGTTCTTCTTATAGAAATTGCTGGTAGGATTAACTGTTTTTGTTTGTCTCGTGGAGGATTAAGTTTCTTGGCTAGAGCAAAACGCTCGCCAGTAGCAAAAATTACTTGCGGCTTATTAATGTTTTGAGGGCCTGCTTGAGTTTGAATTTGAGTTGACTTAAACCCAATAGTTTCCTTAAAGAGTTTATGAATGGCTACGTCAACATCTTGTATTCCACATGGAGGAATGGTAAACTCTAGAGAAGGTGCGCCTTCATAACCAGTATTTAAGTGAGGTTTTGGATTTAGTGGATCTTGAAGGATGTTTTGTCTTATCTTGTTTTCTCTTTCATTTGTGCTCATATAAGCTATCACCCTTCAAGCTGATAAATATGTATGGCTGTTATACGGCTCTTTTTCTTAAAACGTAATTGGTAACTCTTGTAGCAGGTTCACTTTTTCTTTCTGCTGCAAACAAATTAATTACCTTTTTGCTTGTCTTTGATAATTCAGCATTGGTAAAGCTTTTTTTGGCCGGCTTTGGGTAGTATTTTTTGGCTATTTCCTCGGTAAACCCATAGTCATATAAAACAATGTTTCCATTTGCCGTTTTGCCATAATGATCAAGCTCTAGTATATCTCCACTCATTAACCGATTTGTTTTCATGGCAAAAGTAATACCGCTAAAGAGATTTGAAGACTTCATTGTCTCAATATCCTTTAACAACTGTTCATAGTATTTTGCATTCCTTTCGTCCCCTTCGTTTTTTAGACGGGCCACTCTCTTAGTGTAACTTTCAGAAATGCCACTTGTAATCTTGTCTAGTTCCTCATGAGCATTGGCTTTTGCATAAGCCCTAATTGTTTCCATGTATACATCCCATGAAAATCCAGAAAGTTCTTTGAATTCTTGCGGATCGCTTATAGTTCTTACTACTTCTGATATAAGCCACACAACATTGTTGTCACTATCTAGCTTATAATCGAAAATATTAGCTATAGCTTTTTGTGTCTCTGAGTTTTTTGATATTTGCAATTCAGCTAAATTTTGTGCATAACCTTTTTCATTCAAGGCAATTTTTAAAGCTTTACTAGGCGAATAAGCGAAAACAATTCTAGAAGAACCTTGTCCTAAGCACTTTAGATGCTGTTTCGCATAGGAAACCATATCTTCTTCTGTTTTAAGACTGCGAAATGTACGTACATTAAACTTTTTTTGTTTACCAGCCATCCCCTACCCCTTAGTACATAACTTTTCATTCGTTATAGATGTCAGATCCGGTACCTAGGTCGTTTAGACTAGGCGAATCATTATCAAAAGAAGACGCTGCTTCCGGTGTGTGCTCTGAATTTTTGCTAGACGAATCAATGTTTATAGTTCTCGGTCCTTCTCCGAGAGCTGTTTCTGCCATGTCTTCTCCAAGACGTTCTCTTAGCTCTCTTTTATCTCCAGTCGGTCCGTCAATGTTATCAGGCAGCCCTCTCTGCTGTTGCCAAACTTTGTTTACAGAGTTTTCGGCATATTTGATTCCTGAGTCAATTAACATCTGCCTGAAAATGTTTAAATCAATTTGTCCTTTACGGGCAACTTTAGCTGTTATTTTAACACCGACACCGTACTCAACTAGTCCAAAGATGTTATTAAGCGGTACCGCTTGCAATATTTCGTATACAAGATCGCCATACAAGAAAAAATCACCTTCACTGACAGTAAACCCTTTGTCGATTAAGTCTCTAACCTGCACAAACAATTCTAGCTTAGCTACTTGTTCATTTCCCCAAACATTATATTTCGTTTCCCAGGCTGGT